AAAAAATATGGAAAAGTTCTATTTTACATTCGGTAATGGTCATGAACACGAAGATAAATATGTTGTTATAGAATCAGACGATTACGAAGAAGCAAGAGAAGAAATGTTTTCGCGATTTGGTAACAAATGGGCATTTCAGTATACTGAAGACGAATGGACTGATGAAGAAGGTTTTACAATTGCAGAAGATTGGGATTTGGCTGAATTAAAATAATATGAAAAAGATTGTATCGCAACATCATCTTAAATTTGGCAAGTCTATTGTTCATTTACCAGAAAATACTGTTGTTATAAACTTTGAAGTTCTTAAATTAAGTAATACAAATGTTCCACATATATACACAATTCAAAATTATAATTCAGCATTAAATCCCCAAGAAGAACCTTTTGGATTTGAAAGAGCAGTTACTTTAAAACCTCGATGTTTTTTAGTAACATCCGACAATATGGTATTTGAAGAATCTGTAGAATATATAGGAAGTTCACCATCATATAGTAAGGACTATATGTATCATTGCTTTGAAATCTTTGATTTTGATCCAGAAGATCGATCAATTAAACATATGCCAATAACACTTTAAGATATGAAGATAAAAAAATTAATTAAAAAGTATAATCTATTTTCAGGCACTCAAGTTATTATAATGCCTCATAATTCTGTTGTTGTAGGAGTAGATTACGAAAGAACATACGGAGACTCACATATTTGTATGTATGTAATAGAAGAGGAAAAAAATAATACTATATACGAGGAAAGAACTTTCATACTTGCTAAAACAGGTGAATATATATTTGATTCTGTTGAATATATAGGGCACTATAAATCAAGTGATCCTGGTGCTACAGCATATCATGTATTTGAACTAATAAAATAAAAAAATATGAAAAAAGGTGATTTTGTAAAAGTAGTTAAACTCTCTGATGATAAATATGATGGATTTCACCCAAATGGAATATTTAGAGGATACACCGTATACGGAGAGATAGAAAATCCTCCAATTGAAGGAGAAGCTTTACTTATTGTTAAAGCTAAAGGCGATGCACACGGATGGTTTCATACATCTGTTATAACTGAAATAGTTGATGAAAATACATTTAAAACATTAAATTCAACATATCATATCGAAATGATAGATTTTAAAAAAGAAATTTCTGAAGAAAAAAATAACTAATTATATTTTCATATGTCAGAAATTTTTTGTAACTTTGTAAAAATAAAAAATGAGAACAATACGATATAATACTTTTGAAACAAATTCAAGTAGTACACATTGTATTACAATGCTAGATAAATCTGATTATGACCATTGGACTAATAAAGAAATATTTATTGATATTAATAATGGTAATAAAGTATATGATTTAAAAGATGTATATGAATTTTTAAAACTCAAATACAATTATCAAGGCTTTGAATCATATTCTGAAGTTAGTTTATTTATTGATGAAGTAATTGCTAATAATAGTTGGTATAGTGATGATTGTCAAGTAACAATATCTTTTAATCAATATTGTGAAATGTACGATAGTTTAGAAATGGATACTGATTATTTTAGAACTAAAAGCGGAGATGAAGTTGTAACAATTTGCCATTACGGATACGATTGATAATATATGAAAACAATAAGAAGAAATACATTTGAAACAAATAGTTCAAGTACACATTGTGTGACTATTTGTGATTCCTCAGAAACATATTCTCCAATAATTTTTGATAATACAACATTAGAAGTAACACCAGGAGAATTTGGTTGGGAATATGAATTTTATGATGACTTTGAAGATAAAGTATCATATGCATATACATATGCTATAAATACTGGAACTCCTGAAGATTTAGAACTTCTAAAAGAAGTTATTTTAGAAAATACAAATATTGAGAGAGTAATTTTTAGTCAAACTGAAGATCGATGGTACAGTAATGGTTATATCGATCATCAAAGTGTAGATGAAGCTGCACTAATTTTTGAAAGTAAAGATAGTCTTAGAAACTTTTTATTTAACAAAGGTTCTAACGTTTTAACAGATAATGACAATCATTAAAAAAGATAAAATGAAGATATTAAATTCTTACTTAAATGGTAATGTTCGAGTTACCTTATTTGACAACGGAACAAAAATCCAAGAATGGGATGGTGATGATTATTCTGATGCAATGCCAGAATTTCCAAACTCAATGGATGTTAAAATAACAAACTATTGTGATTTAGGATGTGCATTCTGTCATGAAAAATCTACTAAACACGGTAAACATGCAGATTTGGATTACCTTTTGAAAATTCTAAAAGATCTTCCTAAAGGTACAGAACTTGCAATAGGCGGTGGAAATCCACTAGACCATCCTCATTTATATGATTTTTTATCTAAATGTAAAGAATTGGGATTAATCTGTAATATGACTATGAACTATTTACATTTAAATAAATATATTGATTTAGTAAATAAATTAATAGATGAACAACTTATAATGGGATTAGGTTTATCAATCTCAGGAAGAACTAATATTGATGATGTTAATAAAATTAATAATGTTTCAAATGTAGTTTTTCACGTTATATCTGGTGTACAATCCGTTTCAATTTTGGATTTGATTTATGCAAGTCCAATTAAAAAAGTTCTAATTCTTGGATATAAACAATTCGGAAGAGGAGAACAATATTATAACGAGAATGTAAAAGAAGCTGAAGAAGTATGGTATACACAAATTACAAAGTATTTTGATAAACTTCAACTTACATTTGATGATTTAGGAGCTAAACAATTCAACGTAAAACAATATTTTCCTGAAGATGTATGGCGTACATTATTTACTGGTTTTGACGGACAATTTACAATGTATGTCGATGCTGTCAACAAACAATATGCTGTATCCTCAACAGGTAAAGCAAGGTTTAATTTAAATAAACCAATCAAAGATTGCTTTAAACACGTAAGAAAAATATCTGGTCATGAATAAACTATAAAAATGAGAAAAATAAAATTTAACAATGACACTTGATAGAACTCAACGACAACTATTAGGTATCACAAAATGGAGAGATTCTGGTTGTAGAGGAACTTTACAATGGTGTACAGGTGTTGGTAAAACACGAGCTGCATTAACTGCTGTAAAAGGATTTTTAACTAAAAACTCCGGAAAAATAATTGTCGTTGTCGTTCCAACTGATCACTTAAAAATTCAATGGATACAAGAATTAAACAAATATCGACTTTTAGAATATGTATCTGTAGAGATTGTAAATTCTGCGGTAAAAGTTAATTCTCACGTTGATTTTTTAATATTAGATGAATGTCATAGGATTCCGTCTGAAACATTTTATGAAGTATTTAAACAAAGAGATCCATCATTGGTCTTAGGTTTATCTGCTACATTTAGTAGATTAGATGGTAGACATGAGTTATTAAATAGATTTTGTCCAGTATGTGACGTAATAAGCATTAAAGAAGCAATTGATAACAAATGGCTTTCTCCCTACATAGAATATAAGGTTATAATAGATCCACCAGATATAGAGACTTATCGACAATTAAATAAAACATTTAATGAAATGTTTTCTGTATTTGATTTCGATTTCAAACTAGCAATGGAATGCTTAACCAATATTATTAAGAGAAGAATTTATGCCAAAAAAATAGGAATTTCTGCATCTGAAATGGATGGAATCGTATTTTCTTGGCAGAGAGCTTTGAAAGGGAGAAAAGCTTTTGTTACAAATCATCCTAAAAAATTAGATATAACAAGAAAGATTCTTAGCTATCGACAAGATAGAAAAGCAATAACTTTCTCAGCTACTATCTCTCAGGCGGAAAAAATTGGCGGAGGATATATAGTTCATTCTAAAAATACAAAAAAGAAAAATAGAATAACAGTTGAGGAATTTTCTCAAATGCCGTTTGGTGTTATACATACAGCCAAAAGTTTAGATGAAGGTGCTGATATTAAAGGACTAAATCTTGCTATTATTTTATCAAATACTTCTTCACAAACTCAAAAAACCCAAAGACTTGGTAGAGTTATTAGATTTGAAGAAGATAAAGAAGCAGAAGTATTTACTCTTGTAATAAAAGGCACAATGGAAGAACATTGGTTCAATACGTCAACCTCAGGAAAAGAATTTATTGAAATAACTGAATCCGAACTAGATGAAATTTTGAAAGGCTCTGAGTCCGATAATATCGTACAAGAAGCTGAGGAATCAAGTTTAATATTTAGACTATAATGAGATCAATTAAAACTTCAAAATTTTAATTACCAAGCAAACGTTAAAAATCCCGTAACGGATATTAAAAAGCAGAGTTGATGTGTAATTGTTAAAAACAATAATTACATGAATCAATTTGAGTTATCTTCGCGAGAAGAGATCAACATTTATATAAACAGTGGATTAACACCAACAGAATTGTTTATATTAAGACTCTTATTACTTGCTATTGATGGTGATCCATCATTACTTATAAATTATTTATCAAATGTAAATAATGGAAAGGAATTATTTAGACAAGTACTTGAGTCACTAAAAGAAAAGAAAGTTATCCTATCTTCATTTAAAGTACCCTGTGAAGGAGAAGCATTAAATTATTCAAATATTCCATTTAATAAGAATTTTATTAAGATGTATATAAAGGAATCAAATCAGTTAGGTAAAGAACTTTTCGATGCATATCCACCGTTTATAACTATAAATGGAAAGATGTGTAGTATTAAAAATTTTACTAAAGCTAATTTGTTTTCATTTGACGATTTCTGTTTATTTTATACTAAAGCTATAAAAGGTGCAAGTGTAAAACACGAAAGAGTTATGGAAGCCCTTGAATATGCTAAAGAAAATAATCTTATAAATTATTCTATCTTAGAATTTATTTCCAGTAGGAAATGGGAAGAGATAGAATACATTAGAAACAGTGGAAACGTTAATGGATACAACAACTCTGAATTATTATAATGGGTGTAAAACAACTATTAAGAAATATAGAAGAAGGTAGATCTGGAAGAAACATTGGTATTTCTACAGGATTACCTATTATAGATTCTATAATTTATGGAATACAACGAAAATATATATATACTATTGGTGCTGATACTTCAGGAGGTAAGACTTCATTTGCAGTAGATGTATTTGTTTATAACCTCATAAAAAATGCAGGATCTAAACCAATTTCAATATTGTATTATTCGTTTGAGATGTCAAGTGATATTTTGTTTGCGAAAATGTTATCACTTCATATATTCGATACATATGGCGAAATAGTAACATATGAAGATATTTTGTCTTTAACGAAACCTATTTCAGACGAACATCTCGAATTAATTAAAAAGTCCGAACCTTGGTTAAAAGAACTTCAACAACACTTAACCATTTATGACAAGTCTCTAAATCCGGGAGGAATATATGCGACGTGTAAAGAGTGGCTAAAACAGTTTGGTGAATTTGTTCAAGTAGATGAACATAGAGAAGAATATGAAGATCGTGATCCAGATAGATATAAAATTGCTATATTAGACCACGTTGGTCTTATATCTGGTCAGGGGAGTAAAAAAGAAAGAATTGATTTAACAACCGATTATTTCATTTACTTCAGAAATAAATGTTCTTTAACAGGAATCTTTATTCAACAAATGAATAGAAATTCTAAATCTATGGACAGAAAAACTAATGGTTACGAGTTATATCAACTAGATGACTTTAAAGATACTTCAGGAACAACCGATGCTTCTGAAGTAGTATTTGCAATTTATTTTCCATACAGAGAAAAGATTGCCAGATGTGAAGGATATCCTATACAGAATGTCCTTAAGAAAAGATTCAGATTAATTCAAATATTAAAGAATAGATATGGTGTTGCAGATTATACTAAAGGTGTCGCTTTTTATGGTGAAATCGGTAAATTTGTAGAACTTCCTAAACCCGATGAAATCGGAGATTATGAAAAATATCTAAACCTAGATTATTTGAAACCCGTCAGTGATGATGAAATAGATGATGACTACCAATCAGATAGGAATACTTTTCAATTTTAAAAATTAAATATCGTGGCAGAATTAGGCGCAATTGTAGGAGAAAGTGGATCTGGAAAATCAACGTCGATTAGAAATCTAGATCCAGAACATACATTTATTATAAACGTAGCAAGAAAGTCGCTACCATTCAGAGGATTTAAAAAGAATTATAAGGAGTTAACACTTAACCCCGAAACACGTAAATATGAGGGAAATCTCTATAATACAGCAAGCGTTGATAAAATTGCCCAAGTATTGAGAGTTATTGATAAAACTATGCCTCATATTAAATATGTATTGATTGATGATAGTCAGTACTTAATGAGCTTTGAAGCAATGGAAAGAGCTCAAGAAAAATCATATGAAAAATTTACTCAAATTGCTCAACATTTCTATTCAGTATTAAAAGAAGCTATGGATATGAGAGAAGATTTAAAAGTATTCATCTTAACTCATAGTGAAAATACTGGCGATGTGTTGAATCCGTCATATAAGATCAAAACCGTTGGTGAAGAAATTTGCCTGTAATACCCCTAATTCGGTGAACCCTAAACATAAATATGCATGGGAATACCGAGCCAAGCAGTTAGAAATCTAATGGGCGTGTGTAACGACTATCCACGATCGGTGGAGTAAGGAAATAGTGTAATTAACTATTTTTTGAAACGGGGATATTTTTATATTTTACCTATAGCTTTTATATAAATTTTTATTTCTATCTTTGTACATTATTAACCAAATAATGTAATAAATATGGAAATTAAATTTTATACACTAAGTGACTCAAGAAGTCCAAATATTATTCGATATATTGGAAAAACTTCTCAAAAATTAGCCAGAAGATTAGATCAACATATTAGCACTACAAAAAGAGCTAATAATAGAAAAGGATCTAGAAATCATAATATCAATTGAATAACTTCTTTATTAAATGTAGGTTTAAAACCTTTAATAATAGAGATAGATACCTTTGAATGTGATAAATCTTCTAAAGAATGGCAGATTATTGAGAAGTATTGGATATCTCAGTGCAAAAGTTGGGGATTTGAATTAACTAATTTAACAGATGGAGGTGATGGAAATCAAAATCAAGTCTTTTCAGAAGAATCTTTGAGAAAGAAATCTGAAAAACTTAAAGGAATTCCAAGACCAAAAGAAGTTAGAGAACGAATTTCAAAATCTCATTTAGGTAAAGAAAAATCAGCCACTCATATAGAAAATGTAAGAGAGGCAATTATACAAAAACAAGGAAGACCTGTAAACCAATATTCTCTAGATGGTGAATTTATTAGAGAATGGCGGTGTATTGCAGAAGCTGCTGATTTTTATAAAGTAGACAGAACATCTTTAGGTAGATGTTGTAAAGGTAAATTTAAAAAATCGGCTGGGTTTGTATGGAAATATAAAAATGAAGATATAGTCTAGACTTGCAGGAAACTGTAAGAGGTATAAATGTAGGATAATTCCCTAACAAGAAAAATTTATACCAAAATCGAAAATGATCGATAATATGATTACTATAGAAGGTTTGTTTACTTATGTTTTATTTACAGTTAGAACTAAAAATGACGACGGTGAAATGGAATATAAGTTTGTTACTCAATCTGATGGAACAACAACAGCAAAAACTCCGATGGGGTGTTTTGAAGACAAATATATAGATAATGATCTTGCTTTTGTATTTGAGCAAATTGATAAATATAATTACGAAGACTAATGAAACAGGTTATTGTAACATTTAATTATGACCCAGAAACAGAGAGTGTTTCTGATGTAAAGTGTACCGTTGACGGTGTAGAGAAAAAGAAAAAAACTACAAAGAAAGTAAAAGAAGTAGAAGAAGAAATGGCTAAAGAAGCCTTAATTACTTTGGAATCTAATAAGATAGCTTTTAATAATAAAGCTGTTGCAGATATGAACATTGAATATGAAGATCGAATTGTTATCAAATGGGAAAAAGCCGAGAAAGGTGGAAAAACAATGATTCCTATTATTGGAAAAGATGTCGCATTTGATGAAGAAGGCACTGGTAATAAAGTTACTAAATCCAATACAATTACGTATAAAGGAAAATCAAACGCCGTTCTTTCAGAATTTGGTTCAGAATTTACAATCGTTCCATATCGTGAAGGTATTTGGAAACTGGTTTCTACTCAAGCGGGCGGAACAATTAGTCATCCCGATGTACCATTAGAAGAAGTTTTAGAGGAAGCCGAAGAAACAGAAGCAGATTTACTAGTAAATACAGATGAAGATACAGAAATAGATACCTTAACTTTTCAATTATAATATATAAACAATTATGAGTTTTTCATTTACAACAACAGCAGGAGCATCACAAGGTAACGTAACAAAACAATTAGAAGGTAACGAAATTCACGATGTAATTTTTGAAGGATGTGAAGTAATAGATATTAAGGGTGTAAAAGATCCATCTGCTGTATATAAAGTACTAAAATTAAAGTTTGCTAATAAAGATGGTGTTTTTGAACAAACATATTTTGAACCTCGTGCTCAAGATTTTGAGAGAACAGAAACAGACTATACTGATAAGAAAACAGGAGAATTAAGGAAAATACCTCAACCATCAAACGTTGAAAGTATGATGTTAGCGTTTAAACACGCTATTGACTCAATTAACCCAGCAATTGCTAAAAAGATTGATGATAAAACTCAAAATCTTGGAGCAGCTGACTGGAATGGTCTAAGAGATCTCGTGTCTAAAATACTTAACGCAGGTAAAGGTGTTGAGACAAGAATCAAATTGTTAAAGAATAAAGACGGAGAGGCAATTTTCCCTGGATATTTTGCAAGTATTAACAGAGAAGGAAACGCTTATATTAGAAATAACTTTATTGGTAATAACATTGCGTTCACTTCGCAAGAAATGACTAGAATCAATAACGCTAAACAAGCAGTTCCAACAAAGGCAACTGAATATGAAGCAAAAGCTCCAAAAGCAGAATCTAAACCAGCTGCAAGTGCTGGAATAGATGAAACATTTGATTTCCCACTTTTATAAAAATAATTAGTTATCTTTGAGGTTAAAAATAATAAACTATGTTTGAATTAGAAGTAACCCCAAGGATAACTAAAGAACTTATTCTTTCTAAATACTCCCAGGAAACGCTTTTTGAGCATTACCTGGGAGTTCCTGTTAAAAAGGGATTGTTTTGTAGTCCTTCTATTATTAGAGTTGATAAAACCCCAACTTGTTCGTTTTATAAAGATAAGAATGGAAATTTAAAATATAAAGATTTTGCCGGACCTACGTTCGATTGTGTAGGATGTGTTATGTATTTATTCAATTGTAGTTATTATAAAGCATTGCGAATTATAGCTAATGACTTTGGATTAATTATATCTGAAAATATACAAAAAAACCCTCCGAAAATGGCGTACACCGGAGTTGAATTAGAGAAAACTGAGAAAGCTAGAATTCAAGTAGAAATAAAAGAATTCTCACCAGAAGAACTTAAATGGTGGAATAGTTTTGGAATATCCAAAAATACTTTGAAAAAGTTTAAAGTTTACTCTATAAAATCAGTATTTTTAAATGGAAATTACTTTATGTCAAGCAGTGAATCTTGTCCTATCTACGGATATTACGGAGGAGAAAATTCTGATGGCGATGAATTGTGGAGATTGTATATGCCAACTAAAAAACGATATAGGTTTCTTAGTAACTGGCATTCTACAATAATACAAGGATCTAAACAGTTACCTAAATCAGGAGAATTTATTGTTATTACTAAGTCACTTAAAGATGTAATGTCTTTATATGAATTTGGTATAACAGCTATTGCTCCTAACAGTGAAAATATATTTTTGACCGAAGCTCAATATAATAAGTTGAGACTTCGGTTCAAAGATATATATTTATTGTATGATAGAGATTTATCTGGTGTTAGATCAGCGAATAAGATAAGGAAAAAATTTAAAGATATTCACGTATTACTTACACCTAAAGTAAAGGATTTTACAGATTATGTTAAGAAATACGGAACATTAAAAACATGTAATCTAATAGAAGAATGGCTAAAAAGAAGAAAGAAAAATCTACCGAATGAGTAGAGGGTATGGAGGTAGAAAAAGTTCCAGTTGAGAAACCAAAAAAGAAGAAAGCAGGCGCTTATTCTAAAACTAAGGGGTCAGCCTACGAAAGGCAAATTGTGAATGAATTAAAAGAGTTAACCGGAAATGAAAATATATCTACAAGTAGAGCATCAAGTAAAAAACTTGACGATATGAAAATAGATATTAATGATGAGGATGGAATCCTTCCTTGTTATATTCAAACTAAAAAGACTCAAACTACACCCTCTGTAAAAAAGATAAATGATGAAGTTGGTAAAATAGATAAACCCTTATGTATTCTTTGGAATATACAAGAAAAGAAAGAAGGTAATGTGAATATTACTTCCTGTGGTGAATATGCTATTATACCAAAAGAATTCTTTTATGCTCTTTTAAAATCTTATATTGAATAATTTAAAAAGATAAGAATGAAGAAATTAAAAATAGGATTGGATATAGACGATACTTTATTAGATTTCTGGACAGAATATATAAAATGTTTCGGAAATCCTAAAGAAGATAGAGTTGTAACAAGAAATGTTTATAAACTTAGAAAAAATAGAAACTTTTGGGAGAATCTTCCTAAATTAAGAGAAATTGATTTTGTCCCAGAATTATATTGTACTAAACGAATAAACAGTAAAGTTTATACAAAAAGATCACTTGAAAAACACGGTTTTCCAATAAGACCGATTTATCAAATGTACTATCAAAAAGGCAATAAAGCTGATTTAATAAAAGGTAGAGTAGACGTTTTTATAGACGATTCTATTTCTAATTTTGAAATGTTGAACAAATCGGGAGTTCGTTGTTTACTAATAGATGCTCCTCATAATAGACATTATGAAACTAAACATAGAATATTTGATTTAAAATATGAAACAATATTAAAGAAATATAATGAGTTTGACTAAAACCACAATTAAAATATTACCAGAAACAATTCAGTTAATTAAAATGACCGATAAGGAATATTTTAGTTCAGAAAACAAAGATTATATATCTAACTCTAAATTAGGATTAATAAATCCTGATGAAGGAGGTTCATATGAAAAATATGAACAAGGGTTTAAATCTGGATATTCGGATTCTTTTGAATTAGGTTCAGCTGTTCATGCCATTGTTTTGCAACCAGATTATTTTAATATATCTGATCTTAGAAAACCTGGAGGAAAGTTAGGATTATGTGTAGAAAAGTTTTATGAATATAGACGTAAAGGATTATCAATTAATGAATCTATATCTTTAGCTTCAGCTGATGCTGATTATTACAAAGATAAGATGACACCAACACGTTTAAAAACAGCAATTAAATCTTCTCTACCTTTTTATTTGAAAAGAATTCATATAAAAGATTCTCTTGACGGAATAGAAACAATCTATTTATCTGAAACAAATGCAGCTAAATATGAAAAATGTGTTCTGGGAATAAAGAGTAATCCAAAGGTAGATGAAATTCTTTATCCTAAAGGATTAATTACTCCAGCTGAAGTATATAACGAATATGCAATTTTTGCTGAGGTAGAAGTAACAATAGATGGAAAATTAACTAGATTAAAGTTAAAGGCTAAACTTGATAATTTTACTGTCAATCACGAAACACAAGAAATTACTTTAAATGACTTAAAGACTACAGGGAAACCTATAAACTTTTTCATGGGTAATAATGTTACGGTGAAAGATGAAGAAGGTAAATATATCGGTAAAACTTGGTATGATGGATCGTTTCAAAAATTCCACTATTATCGACAAATGGGTATGTATTTATGGTTACTAAGCTGTTGTATGCAGAATCAAGGATTCAATTATAAACTTAAAGCAAATATGGTTGTAGTTGAAACAATTCCTGAATTTAGAACTAAAGTATATCCCGTTACTGATAAACAAATCAAACAAGGTCTTGACGAATTTAAAAAATTGTTAACTCTTGTTGTTGAATGGATAGAGAAAAAGTAAATACCGCAATTTCTATTTTAGATAGTTTAGAATATGCTGATAAATTAAAAGTATATTCTAGAATTTTTTCATTAGGTTTATTGAATGTATCTTTAACAGAGAAAATGGTACTAATTTCTCTGGTTGGATTAGTAACTCAGAAAATGAGAGAAAAAGATCCTACTATAACACCTTTAAAGGTATTATTAAAGATAACAGGTCAAGTTCCAGATAATTCAAGCTATTATCAATTTTTAGAAGGATTATCTGTTCTTGTAGAAGATATGTCTTATGGCTGTACCCAATTTGATCCTTGTGGATTGAAAAGTTCACAGGAAATTATTAACAAAATAAAAGAAATATTAAATACATGGCTTCCATTTTAAATAACTCCCAAGGTCAAATCATAGTTTTATCAGATGATCCTATTGATGATGATGAACGCAAAGAAGAAAAAATATCAGTTTGGCTAAAAGATAAGGATATTATAAAACCGTCTACTAATATATCACTTCTACAAAAAATAGAACCTGGAATTTATACGGTTGATTTTAATAGAGATCACGGTATTTATTGTAAAAAGATGGATATTAAATCTGATGAACTGTTTGTATTCTCAGATTCAATTTCCGAAAAACTATTAAAAGAGATAAATACTTTTTGGGAAAAATCAGAACGATATAAACAAAATAATCTTGTTCATAAAAGAGGTATATTGTTAGAAGGTTTTCCCGGAACTGGTAAAAGTTCAATAATATCTATACTTTGTAAAGAAATTATTTCTAAAGGTGGAGTTGTATTCAAAATAAATGGTATTAGGAATCTCGATACATATTTTGAATTTATAAGATATGGGTTTAGAGAAATTCAACCAGAAACACCTGTTGTAACAATATTAGAAGACTTAGATCAATATGAAGAGGTCGAAAGTGAATTACTAGATTTTTTGGATGGAAAAACACATTTAGATCATCATGTAGTTATTGCTACAACTAACAACACTGAATTAATTCCTGACACTTATCTACGTCCAAGTAGAATCGATTTAAAAATAGAAGTACCTCTTCCTTCTGAACAAACAAGAAGAGAATATTTTAAATTCAAAAATACACCAGAGGATGAAATTGAAAATCTGGTTAAACAATCTGAGGATTTTTCATTAGCTGATTTAAAAGAACTTTATGTGTGTATATATTTATTAGATTACACCGTTGAAGAAGCTGTTGGAAAAATAACGGCTCCAAAAGAAAAGAAAAATTATCTAAATTCATCGACAAGTGGTTCTAAGCTAGGACTTTAACATTTTTTAACAGGGGTCGATGCAATTTATTTCAGATTAAAACAGTATCTTTGTATTGTTAATAAGAGATAAATATACACATAGATAATATAAATAAAAAAATTAAAAATGAAAATGAATTATGAAAACAGTAGAAGCACAAGGTTACAGTAAAGAAAAAGCACTAGAAGCAACAGGTTTGGATGTACAGTTAGAAATGTTAAAAAATGCTACACAAGCATGGAAGAAAGCAGGTTCTCCAATGAATACAAAGGAATTGAATCGCTTTATGGCAGAATATATTAAGAAAAATAAACTTATAGGTGCATATCTTGTAATCGAACCATCCGCAGATGATACTCGTCTACGTCCTTATAGCGTTATCAATGAAACGACTACAGGAAAAAGAAAAACTACAACTACTTATCAGATCAAAGAAGCTGATTTGAAAGTTAAATATTCAACAGTTGTTAACGAAGCAGGTGAAGCTGTAGAAGTTCCTTCTGTTGAAGTAATCGGAGTAGGAGCTGTTGAAGCTCGTGCCGATAAGAAAGATTTGGCTCTTAGACTTATGAAAGAGTTGATCGAAGAAAATCATAAAGATTATGTTGTAGAAATTGTTAAGGAAGTAACTGAAGGTCAGAAATATGCTGGCTACGGTCAATATACTCCTTCTCGTTCTGCAAAACTTGGTAAATTCTTATTCTTTGTACAAGAATAATTATAACCAAATAAGAACTATAGGTCAGTAACTAAAAAGGTTGCTGACCTTTTTTTATATACAAATATTTAAAAACTAAAGGCGTAACAGCTATTAAAAAGAATAAATGGATAAAAATATTATACATGACGCATCAGTAGAAGAATCATTTGAAGAAAGAAACATTGTTTCAGTAGAAAGAGATGATTCAGAATCAATTCAAGTTGGAGATGAACTAGTTGGAAAAATTACAAAATACAACTTTAAAATTTTGGTTCGAGATAGAGAACCATTAGAAGGATCTTTGACGAGAGAACAAGTAGATTTAATCTACAGATTATATTCTTCTGAGGGTGCTAATTTAACTCAACGTTCTGTTTCAAGATATTTTCCAGAATATACGTTCCAAGAATTTAAAAAGATACTCAGAGCGTTTAATATTGGAAAGTCATCTTCTCCGCTTGCTCCGCACGTAATAGAAGAGAGAACAACTGAAGAGTTGATTACTCTTACGATGCAAAATAAGGAGAACGATTATCTTAAGAAATTAGAGCAAAATAAAGTAAAACTTACTGAGGATAAACTCAAGAAAGTTACTAAAGATTATTTTGATCTTAAACAACAAGTTGCAGATTTTAAAGAATTTTTATCTGAATTAAAAATTGAAGCAAATATAGATATAAGGAGACCAGTTGAAGTAAACGAAAAGACTTTAATGGTTTATCTTAGTGATATGCATATAGGTGCAGATGTTTCAAAGTATTCTATTTATGAAAATGAATTTACTTTAGAAACTGCCACAGAAAGATTAAATAAGATCTACGATAAAATCAGAGCTATTGCTTTAACAACCGGATGTACAAATATAATTGTTTGTAATATAGGAGATACTTTAGATGGATATAATGGTGAAACCACTAGAGGTGGACATCAATTACCACAAAATATGAATAACAAAGATCAATATAAGGGATTTATTCAGATGATGGTAAATTTCTTTGGTCAGTTATCTGCATGTGGTTTATTCTCTACTATAAAGTATTATGCCGTTGAGGGTGGAAATCA